TGCGCTATAACGAAGAAGGCACGGGGACTTTCGGCCATCTGGTCGTCACCCTGAGCCTGGTGCAGGGCGTGAACTGAGAGGACACGGCGATGACCCTGGGGGCGTGCATCACGGCGAGGAATGAGGCGGAGAGCATCGGCGCGCTGGTCAAACGGCTGCGCGCCGATGGCTTCCGGGTCTTCGTCACCGATGACGGGTCGAGCGATGGCACGGGCCTGCTGGCCGAAGACAGCGGGGCGACGGTGCAGCGTCACGACATCTCCCAGGGCATTGCCGCTGGCCTGATGGCCGCGTGGCGCATGGCGCTGGCGGCGGGCTGCACGCGGGTCGTGCAACTGGACGCGGGCGGCTCGCACCGGTCACAGGACGCCGACGGCCTGCTGGCGGCATTGGCCCCGGGGTGGAGCGTCGTCGTCGGCTCGCGCTTCGCGTGCGGCGGGCGCTACACCGGCGGCAGTTGGCGGCGGATGCAGGGCAGCCGGGTGGCGGCGCGCATGTGCAATCTGGTGACGGGCGCGCGCCTGACCGATTGGACAAGCGGCTACCGTGCTTTCACGGCGACGGCGCTGGGACGGCTGTTGCAGGAGCCGTACACCTGCCGGATGCACGGCTGGCAGATTGAAACGCTGGCGGCGGCGCTGCGCTGGGGCATGACAGTGGCCGAGCGGCCCATCACGTATGCGGCGGGAGCGTCGTCGTTCAACCGCCGCGTGGCCTGGGAGGCGCTGCGGGCATGGAGGCGACTTTGGATATAGCGGTTGCGGTGGCGCTGCTGACCTACAACCGGCGGGTGCTGTTCGAGCGGACGCTGGCGAGTATTGGTCTGGGCGGGTATCCGCACACGCTGCATATTGTGGATAACGGCTCGACCGACGGCACGGCGGCGCGGGTGGCGGACCTGGGCGGCCACGTCAACACCGGCAGCAACCACACCGTCGGCCACGGCATGAATCGGGCGATTGGGCTGGCGCTGGCCGAACAACCTGACCTGGTGGTGTTCACGGCGGACGATTACGAGTACGGTGCGGGCTGGCTGTTGCGGCTGGTGAACTTCTGGCGCGCGGCCCCGCCGACGGTGGGGCTGGTCTGCGGCAACTGGGAGCCGGAGTACAGTTGGAACACCGTTGAGGGCGTGTTGCATCTGGGCGGCGAGCAGGCGTTGGTGCGCGCGACGCTGCCGGGCAGCAACTGGTCATTCCGGGCGGCAGACTGGCCGCTGATTGGGCCGCTGGCCGAGACGACGGGCGGCGAAGATTTGGCCGTCTGCCAACGGCTGCGCGGCATGGGACGGCTGCTGGTGGCGCTGGACTTGTGCGCGCACATTGGCGAGCAGCAGAGCGCGTGGGGCAACGAGTCCTACAAACAGGCGCGGCCGCTGAACCGGGAAGCATGGGGGCTGGTATGAACATCCTCCTGGGCTGCGGCGGCGAGCAGCGCGCGGGCTGGGTGCATCTGGACAGGGTGCGCCATAGCCCGCATGTGGATGTGGCCCACGACCTGAATATCGTGCCGTGGCCGTTTGACGACGACGCGGCCGATTACATCGAGGCAACGGACGTGCTGGAGCATCTCGATTCGTTCTATGACTTCTTCAACGAGTGCTGGCGCATTCTGAAGGTGGGCGGCATTGTGCAGGTGCGCGTGCCGCGCTTCGATTCGGCCAACGTCTGGCGCGACCCGACGCACAAGCGCGGCTACCACGCCGACGCGTTCACCTACCTCGACCCGCAGACTGACCTGGGGAACCGCTACGGCCGCTTTTACAGCGATTGTCCCTGGCATCTGATTCGCCTGCTGGACGGCGACAATATCCTGGCGGCGCTCACGCCGCGGAAGGGGCAGCCATGACGGTACGCACGGGGATGGTGATGCTGATAGACCGCTGGCGGCGCATGGTGGCCGACACGGGCAGCGACCACTGGGACGACGACACGGCGCAGGAAGTGATTGACGCGCACCGGCTGGACATTTACCGCGAGCCGTTGGTTGCCGTGCCGCAACCAGCGCCGGGCAGCACGGTCTATACCGTCTATCAGGCCCAATATCCCTACATCGAGGGGACGGCCAGCGGGTCGGCGGTGTTCCGCCTGTACGACGCGGGCGGGACGGCCATCACGTCGGGTTTCACGCTGGACTGGCAGCGGGGGCGTGTCGTGTTCAGCGCCGACCAGGGGGGCAGCGCGCGCCTGTTGGACTATCGGGCCTACGACCTGAACGCGGCGGCGGCAGATGGCTGGCGGGAGCGGGCCGCCGACACCGCCGACAAGTACGCTTTCGCCGATACCGGCCAATCATTCAGCCGCAACCAGTGGTTTGAGCATTGCGAGCGCATGGCGGAACGCTACGCGGCGCAGGCGTGGGTGTCGGCGGCGGATATTGTGCGGAGCGATGTCAATGCCTAGCACCCTCAGCGCCGACGAGATTGCGGCCATGCAGGCGACGCAGGCGACGTATCTGCCTGATACCTGCACCATCCTTGCGCCCGGCACGGCGCGCACGGCGACGGGCGGCGTAGCGGACACATTGGGGACGGTGGCGGCCAACGTGCCGTGCCGGTTCCGGCAGATTGCGGCGGGCCAGAAAGTGCGGCATGGCGGCGTCGTGCTGGAAGGGCCGATGAACCTGCTGACGCTGCCCGCGTCGGTGTCGCTGCTGGCGGTATACCAGATTGCCATCGGCGGCAAGACCTGGAACGTGCAGAATGACAACTCTGACGATACGTGGCGCACGGCGACGCGCGCCGAGTTGATTCCACAGGAAGCGAGGCCATTGCGATGAGCATTCTCCGACTCAAGGCAGACGGGACGACGGAACAGTTATCCGACGACCTGATTATGATGGGAACGCCACTCGGTGCGCTATGGGGTGGCATGGCGGGACTCTATCCGGCTGTTCCGCGACAGGAACGGCGTGTCAGTGTCGTTGGTCTGGACGGCAATTGGACTTATGTCCTGTTTCTCCATTCCAGCAGCCCGACGGGGCAATATTATCTGCCGCGTGAGGATGTCCGTATTGTGGGCGACAGGTTGTTCTTCACGCGTGAGGTGGTGACGACGAAGTTTGACCAAGAGGCTCATGACCAGTACATGGCTCTACCCGCGAGGGTTCGGGAGCGTATCGAGAACCATATGGACAATGAGATCAAGCAGGCCTTCACCGATGAGGTCGAGCAAGTGAATGTCGAGTACTCCGTACCTGTCAGCGCGTGTGTATTCAAGCGCGACGTGATTGAGCCAGTTGAGCCACAGGGGGAGAAATGACCCGGCTTCGTATCCTCTACTCAAGCAACGCCTTCTTTTCGCCGAGTGGGTATGGCGTGCAGGGCGGTTCCCTGCTGCCCCGCTTGCAGAAACTGGCGTGCGTCGAGGATGTGCGGCAACTGGCGTGGTATGGCTTGCAGGGCGGCGCGATGGAGGTCAACGGCATCAAGTGCTACCCCGGCGGCTTCGATCCCTACGGCAACGACGTGATCGGGCCGACGGCAAAGGACATGAATGCCAACCTGGTCATCACGCTGATTGACGCCTTCGTGTTGCAGGACGTGGCACAGAAGGTGGCCCCGGCACTGTTTGCGCCCTGGTTCCCGATTGACCACGACCCGATACCCGACGCCGTGCTGCGCGGCATTGCGGGCGCATACCGCCCGCTGGTGTACAGCAAATGGGCGGCGCAGATGATGGCGCAGCGGGGGTTGAACTGCACTTACATTCCGCACGGCATTGAACCGGCGGTGATGAAGATTCTGCCGGCTGAGGAGCGGCGCAAACTGCGGCATGAGGCGGGTATCCCGCAGGATGCGTTTCTGGCGGTGATGGTGGCGGCCAACAAGGGTTACCCCGACCGCAAAGCATTTCAACACCAGTTCCGCGCCTTTGCCATGTTCGCCGCCGAGCACCCCGACGCGATGCTGTACGTGCATACGCTGTACTCGCCGGAGATGCAGGGGCTTGACCTGGTGGCGCTGGCCAACAATCTGGGCATTGCCCACAAGGTGCGCTTCCCGCCGCGCGAGACGTACAAGAAGGGCTACCCGCATGACTACGTGGCCTCCGTTTACAACGCGGGCGACGTGCTGCTGGCGGCGACGATGAGCGAGGGATTCGGTATCCCCATCATCGAGGCACAGGCGTGCGGGTTGCCCGTCCTCGTGACGGACTTTTCCGCCATGCCCGAACTAGCGCGCTGGGGGTTCCGCGTGCCGCCGCTGGATTACGTCTGGACGCCGCTGAACGCGTGGCAGGCGTGGCCCGACGCGCGCGCCATCTATCAGGGCTTGCAATGGGCTTACGCCGAGCGGCAAGCGCCCGACCTGCTGGCGCGGCGGCAGGCGGTGTCGGCGCAGATTCACGCCGAGTATGGCTGGGACGTGATTGTTGAGCAGTACTGGCAGCCCTTCCTGGAAGAAGCGGCAGCGCACCTGGAAAAGCCGGTGCCGTTGCCGCTCAGGGCATGGCAGCCGCCCCCGCCGCCCGCGCCCATTGTCACTGAACTGAAGAAGAACGCGGCCGCGGAGCCGCCGGTTGTCGAACAGACGCCGATGCGCTGGGCGGGCGACACGCAGAGCACGACGCTGCTGGAAGCGCCGGTCGGGATGCGTTGGGCGGGCGACACGGGGAATGGCAATGGCTGAATCCGTCACGGTCACGCTGGACACCCGCAAACTGGACGCGGCGCAGCAGCAGTTGGCGCGCGGGCTGGTGCAGCAGCAGGTGACGTTCTGGGCCCACGCGCTGGCGAATCAGGCCAAAGCCAACGCGCCGGTGGACACGGGCAACCTGCGCAACTCCATCGGTGTCGTGGTGCGCCTGTTTCCCGACGGCGCGCAGGGCGAGGTGGAGCCGAAGGCGGAATACAACATGGCGGTAGAGTACGGGACGAAGGCGCACCGGATACTGCCCCGGAGCCGCAAGGCGTTGTCGTGGCCGGGCGCGCGCCATCCCGTCCGTGGGGTGGATCATCCGGGCACGCGCCCGCGGCCCTACCTGCGGCCCGCGCTGGCATTGGTGGGGCCGAAGTTTGCGGCGGCGATTCAGGAAGCGATACGGAGGCTGGCGTAAATGACAGCCTCCGTGTTCAACGAGTTGGACAAAGCGCTGTACAGCCGTCTGACAGGCGGCACGGCGCTGATGGCCTTGGTCTCATCGGTGTGGCAGGAGGTGGTCGCGCCCGACAGCGCTGGTAACCCGCCCGCTGCGCCGTATGTGCTGTTTCGCATGGTGACGCCCGGAACGGATAATGATTTCGTGGGCGGGCAGGTGGAGGTGTTGGACTATGACGTTATCGCGGTGGACAACGCCCGCTACCCCGACAGGGGCGGGTCGGCGCTGGCAGAGATTCATGCGCTGCTGCACCACAGGCCGCTGACGGTGACGGGGTACAGCAACACCGGCATCTGGCGTACCGCGACGTTTCGGGTGCAGGATGACGACGGTTACTGGAATGTGGGTGCGACGTATCGCATCCGCCTGAGTTCGTAACGGAGTTACGCGTAACGGAATTACGCATAAAGGAGGCAGCAAAGTGCCTGAATTTCTGGGAACGGCGCTGGTCGTGCAGTGGGGCGGTACGCCACTCCCGCAAGTGACGCGCTGCACCATCACCGACCGCGGCGATAGGCCGCGCATCGAGGTGACGCACGCGTCGGACACGGCACGGCAATATCTGGACGATCTGCCCGAATCGCCGCAGACGGACATCACCGTCGCCGGTTTCATGGAGACGGGGACGGTTAGCGTCGTGCGGCTGCTGACGCCGGACATTGCGCTGGGCAGCATCGCCATCTACCCGTGGGGGACGGCGGCGGGGGCTAATTTCTACTACGGCACGGCGGTGGGTGTCATCAACCGCAATCTGGGCGACGAGTTCCGGGTCGCGTGGCCGTATGAGATTCAGTTCCGCCGCAATCTGGGCGCGCTGACTGTGGGCGTCACGGAGTAGGTTGAGAGTTATGCCGATTCAACCCATCTACGAGCGGTTTGCGCTGGACGACTTGGGTTACATCGGCGGCTGGGCCGAGGTGCGGGTCAATCCGTCCAAAGCGGAGTTGCAGGCGTACTACGAGACGCTGACCCGCATCCTCATACCCGAACCGCCCGACGGTACGCTGTCGCCGACCGAACAGCAGGCGTGGGCCAAACAGCGCGACGCGGAGGCCGAAGACGCTTTCATGCGCGCGCGGCTGGCCGTGTTCGGTAAGGTCAAGATAGGCAAGGAGACGTGGGATTTATCCACCGAGGCGGGCTACCGCCGCTTCGAGGTCGAAGGCGACGCGGCGGTCGCGGGCCTGCTGGATAGCGAGTTTGCGCGGCGGCGGAAGGAGCGGCTGGACAAGTCGGTCAATTCCTTTCGAGGAGCAAATGGAACTGGCCCTGATGCTGCCGGAGGGACATCCCAAAAGGCCACCGCTGCCTGAGTTGGCGGCGCACGTGATTACGGCCATGACGTTCAACCAGTCGTTGGGGACGCATTACACGCCGCAGGACATTGCGGCCATGAGTGATGAGGACGTGCTGCTGATGCGCAAGAGCATCGAAGTTTACGGTAAGTGGCTGAAGTTCAAGGAGCGCAGCAACCGTGGCCGGTGAGATTGCACGCTTTTTCGTGACGCTGGGGGCGCGCGACGCGGGGTTGCAGCGCAGCCTCACGACGACCCAGCGCGAGTTGGGCGGGCTGGGTGCCGCGGCGACGCGGCTGGTGCCACAGTTGGGCGCGGTGGAAAACGCCCTGCGGCTGGGGCTGGCGGGCGCGGCGGTGCTGGGCGCGGGCCAGTTAGTGCGCATGGGCGTGGAGATGGCGCAGGCGGGCGCGCAGGCCGAGCGGTTGGGCATGGCCTTTGCCACCGTCTGGGGGGGGCTGGGCGAGAGCAGCGAGGTGGCGCTGGCGCGCTTGCGACGCGCGTCGCGCGGCACGATCAGCGATATGGATTTGATGCTGGCCGCGAACCGCGCCGCGCTGCTGGGCGTCGCCACGTCCGCCGAGCAGTTGGGCACGTTGATGGAGATTGCCGCCTTCCGCGGGCGTGCGCTGGGCCGCACGATGACCGAGGCCTTCAACGACATTGTGACGGGCATCGGGCGCACCAGTCCGCTGATTCTGGACAATCTGGGCATCGTCATTGATCAGGCGGCGGCGAATGAGGAGTATGCGCGCAGCCTGGGCCGTACGGCCAACAGCCTGAGCGAAGCGGAAAAGAAGCAGGCGCTGCTCAATGCCGTGCTGCGGACGGGTAAGGCGGAGATTGAGGCAGCGGGAGGGATTGCCGAGGATTCCGCCGACCAGTTCGACCAGTTGCGGGTGGCAATTGAGAATCTGCGCCGGCAGAAGGCATTGGAGATTGCCGATATTGTCGCGCCGGAAGCGCAGGGCATGGCGCGCCAGATTAGTCTGCTTTCGGTCACCAACGCGCAACTGGTGGCCGGAACCAAATCGTTGACCGAGTACCGCGAAGCGTACCGGCAGGTGCGGGAAGAAATCCGCCAAAGCGCGCTGGCAACCCTGCTGACGCCGATCCTCTCGCTGGGGCCGGAACTGACGACCGGGCAATGGATGGCCCTGAAGGCCGGCGCGGCGGCGGCGGGCGACGAGATTGACGTGCTGCACAACCGCACGCTGGCCTACACGCAGGCCGCGCGCTACGGCCTGTTGAACGTCACCTCCGAGGTCGAGGGGCTGGCCGATGCGATGGCCGAACTCAACAGCGTGACGACCATGACGCTGTTGGGGTTGGGGCAGGAGTTGGGCGGCGAGGTGACCTACGCGATGCAGCGCGTGGCCGAGGCTGTCGTCGCGGGCAACATCTCGCTGGCCGACGGTGTACTTCTCTGGAACGATTACCGCAATGCCTACGCCAACTTCCTGGCGTTTGTGGCGGGCAACAGCCCGGAAGGGATCGTTGACCCCGAATCGCTGTTGATCACAACTGTGGGGCTGGTAACGGAGCGGGAAAACCTGATCAATCGGCTGGGCCTGAACCCGCAACGTGTGCGGAGTGGCATCAGCGACGCGCAGCGCGCGGCGGAACAGGCGGCGCGGGAATTGCAGGGCGTCATCGAAGGCGTGCTGCGCCCGACCTTTACGGGCGACCCGGCCAACATTCTGGACAGCCTGGGTCTGCACATTGACACCGCCGACGAAGACGCGCGGCGGCTGGCGTCGGTCATGGCCGAGGGGCTGTCGTCCGAGTGGACACAGTATTTTGCCAGCCGCGGGCTATTGTCGCCTGACGACCTGATTTCTGACGACGCGGTGCGCGGGCGCGCGGCGACGCTGCTGCGGGAGTTCCAGTTGGGGTTGCGGCCTGAACTGGTGGACAAAGAGACGGCGAAACAGCGGGTGCGTGAAATCCTGTTGGGCCGCGAGCGCACAGAACAACTGGTCAACGAGATTATGGCCGAGTTGGGCGCGGAGGGGGTGCGGGCCAGCCGCCAGCAAATCCGCCTGGCGCTGGGCGACACGGCCAGCGTGGGCGACGCGGGGCCGCAGGCGGTGAGTGTGAGCGTTGCGCCGGTGACGGTGCAGGCGACGGTGCAGATGCAGAGCCTGACGGCGGGCGCGGTGGCCGAGTGGCGGCAGGCGGCGCAAGCGTTGTTCAGCGCCGACGCGGCGAAACTGACGGCGGGCGTGCTGCTGGGGAACGTGACGACGGATGAACGGCAGGGCTGGCGCAATGACGCCACGAATATCCTCTTTGACGCACACCCCATTCTGGGCTACCCGTCGGATGGGCAAAAGGCGTTCTGGCGGACACAGGCGCTGGGCATCGAGTTCAACGCGACGCCGAACCTGGGAGACGTCACTGCTGATGAGAAACAGGGTTGGCGCAACAGGGCGACCGGGTTCATCTTCGACGCAGCGCCGCTGCTCTGGGCCCCCATTCAGCAGGAGAAAGACGACTGGCGGGCCGCGGCATTGGGCATCGTCTTTGACGCGACGCCAAACCTGAGCGCGAATATTACCGCCGATGAGAAACAAGGCTGGCGCAACGACGCGCTGGGTATTATCTTCGATGCAACGCCAAATCTGCAACAGCCCACCGCCGACGAGAAACAGGGCTGGCGCAACGACGCATTGGGCATTGTCTTCGATGCCACTCCCAATGCCGAGGGCTTCACCGAAAAACTGGGGCTGGCGCTGGGCGTTGACCTGACGGCCCACTACACCGACCAGATTCGCCCGATTGCCGAAGCGGTGGCGCAGACCTTTGCCGCCGACCTGAACAGCAGTTTTGGCGGCATGGGCTATGTGTCGGCGCTGTCCGAGGCCATCACCAACGATTTTGTCGCGAACAAAGAACCGCTGACGGTCATCGCCAAAGCCATGGGCCAGTATGTCGGCGTTATCCTCACCGCCGAGGCGAAGAAGAACATCAACATCGTGCAGGGTGTGATTGACGCGGCGATTGAACAGATGGCCGCGGGCCTGATTGAGCAGGCGCAGCAGGAAGGCCAGTAGCATGACCACACCCGCGGGCTACCGGCGCATCCGGCAGACATACGGCACGGTCGGCACCGACTGGCTGTCGCCGAGCAGCGCCACATTTCCCGGCGCGCTCTCCTTCGCGCAGGTGCAGTACCCACAGCCGACGACGTTTCGCGGCGATGGGACGCCCGCGGGCGCGTTTGGCGCGCCGCAACTGACATGGGAGTTTGCGCCGCTGACGCAGACGCAGTTTTACCAGGTGCAGTCATTGTTTGCCCACGTGCCCGCCGAGTGGAACTATGCGCCGGTCGAGGTGGAGGACATTGACCCGCGCGAGACGACGGCCAACGCCAAGTACCACGTCTGGACGGGTATCGCCCTGCGACCCGACAGGCCGGAGACGTGGCGCAACACCGGCGCGGGCCATATGGTGTTCGGCGTGCGGTTGCTGGTGACGGCGTTGGAGGACGTGACCGAATAATGGCCTTCGAGGTGAAACTGCTCATCGTTATCACGCTGGCGCTGTATGCGGGCGCGGCGCTGCTCTATTTCCTCGATGGGGAGTGGCGACGTTGACGCTCTTTCTGACCACCGGCCAGTACATGCGGCTGGCGGCTCCGCACATCAAGGAGCAGCGGCGCTATTTCGCGACGGGCCGCGCGTCCAAGTTCCCCACGATTGACACGACGCTATGGGTCGGCGCACCGACGGAAACCAGTTACGACCCTGACGGGCTGGCCGCGCCGTGGGTGGAGATTACGCACCTGGTGGACGACGCGGCCACGAAACTGCGCATGTGGGACGAGGGGCCGGTCAGCAAGTGGCAGGCGAGCGTGTCGGGCTGGCAGTTCAACTCGGACATGATCGGCCATGACCAGGGAATCTTGTGCCTGCGGCGCATGTGGCCGGACGTGGAAAATTACGGCGGCTGGTCTAACTGGCGCGTCTGGTTTCTAGGCTATTTCAAGCAGGACACGATCACCCATGACCACACCGACGCCAAGGGCTGGACGGCGGTTGTCGAGGGTGTGTCGCAGTATGCCGACAAAGTGCGGGCGCGCGCCGAGGTGTTGCAGCGCACCGACCTGGCGCGCGGGCAGGCCGTGCGCACGTCGCCGCTGCTGGCAGACATGGCGCTGATGGCGAACAAGGGCGAGTTTCTGGGGCTGCCGACGAACAGCGGGCAGAACCTGGTGGACGGTGACGACGCGGTGCCGATGATTTCGGCCAACGAGCCGACGCCCGCGCCGACGCCCTACTCGCTGGACGTGCAGAACGGCGATAAACTGCGCATCAACGAGGTCTATCTGCGCCCGCCGGTGGGCTACCCCGACGGCTTGCAGTGGTTCGAGATCGTCAACATTCACAGCACGTCGCCCGCGACGTTGGCGGAGCACGCCATTGCCCACTACGACCAGAACGGCGACCACGTGGCGACGGTGGCGCTGGACAAGTTCTTCCTGAGCGCGGGGCAGGGCTGGGCCCCGTCGGGCGCGGGGCTGGCGCAGGACGTGACCGACAGCACGCCCAACCCCATCAGCATCACGAATGGCAATGTGCTGCAGGGTGTGGCGCAGATTCGGATCAATCACGAGCAGATGCAGGTGCAGCAGGTGTCGCCCGGTACGTTGCGCGTCAGCCGCCCCAACAAAACACCCGGCTTCGTCCATGCGGCGGGCAGCGCCATTGACAAGCCCGGCGACGTGCAAGCGCCGACGCCGACGGTCATCCCGCCGAAAGGCTTCCTGATCATCGTGGAGAACCGGCGGCGGTTCGAGGAGATGTTCAGCGTGCCGCCGGGCGCGCTGGTCATCGAATGGCGCGACCAGAACTTTGCCGATGGGCGCTTTGGCGGCATCGCGCCGTCGGTCATGCGGCTGGACACGACGCAGGGCAGTTTGCGGCTACTGGCTCCGTCGCCTACGGTGCCCGGCGCGTATGTGGAAATTGACCGGGTGACGTGGGGCATAGGCGACGACACGGCGGGCGGTGGTTCGCTGTGGAACGGCGACCGTGTGCCAGTGCCCGCGGCGGGCCATTCGTTCCGGCGCCGCGCGGAGGGGGGTGGCGTCGGGCCGCCGCTCAACTACGACAGCCACAGCGCCGCCGATTGGGTGAGCGAAGATGTGCCAACGCCGGGCCGTCGCCTGTCGGGCAAAGACGCCGACGGCAACCAGGACATGGCCGACACGGCGTGGTTCAGTGTGCAGTTGCCCGCGCTGACGTGCGAACTGGCGCAGGACTTGAATGACGGCGACACGACAGTTTATGTGAACAACACCGGCGGTTTCTACGCCGACCGTGAGAAGCACATTCTGATTGTCGCGACGGTGGTGGATTACCTGACCAAGACCCGCGACACGTTTACGCTCTCCGAGGCGTGGGCGGGCGGCAACGTACCCGCGGGCACGCGGCTCTATCCGGTGGATGATTCGGGCGTGGCGCACGATGCGTGGCCGGTGGGTAGCGTCAGTTGGACACGCAAGCAGGAGCCAGTGCCGGGCAGTTACACCATTCACGTTTCGACATTGGCGAATCCGGTCTATCCCGACGAGGGCGAGTGGCACGACCTGAAGGCTGATGACTGGGTGCAGGTGGTGAACCACCGGCGCATTGCCGTCGCCAACCTGACGCAAGACCTGGAGAACGGCGGCCAGACGGTGCATGTGGATAGCACCAACGAATGGCCGCTGCAGGGCATCCTCACGCTGCGTTACCCGTCACAGGACGGCAGCACGGTTATCGCAACCGATGCCCGCTACCGGGCCATCACACCGACGACAGCGCAGTTGTCATCGCCGTGGGTCGGCGGGCGGGTGCGCTGGGACAGCATCCACACCGTGGCCAGCGCGACGCTCTCGCCGGGCCTGACGCAGGAGCACGTCATTGCCAGCGCGACGGGCGTGCCGTACCGCGCGCGCCACGTGCTGTTTGTCTGCGATGCCATGACCAACCTGTCCCGTTTCCGGCTCAACAGTTTTCATGTCTGGCCGGCCATCGCGGCCACGTCCGACCCGGACGCGCAGGTGGACGGCACAGACGTGAGCGATTTCGTGCGCTATTTGCTGGTGGAGCGCTTCGGGCTGCCGGCGGCAAAGTACACCAGCATCGCCCACGCGCTGTTGTCGTCGGTGTCCAGCCGCGAGACGAGTTACAGCGCGGTGTTGCGCGATGCAGCGGAAAGCACGGCGTCGCACTTGCGCTGGACGCTGGCCGACGGCGCGCGCTGGCGGCCCTTGCCGGAACTGGGCAGCGTGACGGGTGACGATGAAGACGTTGATTTCACGTTTCACCTGTCCGACTACGTGCGGCTGCGGGGCGTGCGTGCCGAGCGCAATCTGGTGTCACAGGTGCGCCTGCGCTATCAGGTGTCGGGCAGCCGCGACGTGCGGGTCATCGTCTATCCGAACAACACGGAGATGGCGCAGATGGCGCTTGACCCTGACCGCGGCGCGGTGTTCGAGTTTCCCCGCACGGTCATCGTGCCGTCTGACCTGGCGGCGGCGAAACTGGCGCGGCGCGAATACAACAAGCGCGCGGCGCCCGTGCGGGTAACGCTGGCGCTGTCGTTTCCCTGCACCGACTGGCTGCACCCGCTGGCCGTCGTCGGGTTAGACACGACGGTTGACGCGACGGCAGACAGCACGAAACGCGCGCTGGTGGGCCGCTACGTGGTGCGCAGCATTGACGAGGGCCGCGCCGGTCGGTTCCCGACGGAGACGGTAGAGTGTGAGGTTTCGATGGATCGCATAGGGTTGCTCTAGTGAACGCGAACACGAAGACGGCGCTGGGCGAGTTGTGGGCGGCATTGAATCAGCAATTCACGCCGCGCCCGAAGACGGCGCTGGCGACCATCACTGACTACACCACCGACGCCGAAGGGCGCATCCTGTCCTATCAGGCCGACGTGCAGGAGCCGGGCGGCGTCACGGCGCATACGCTGCTGGCCGTCGGCGCACAGCAGTACGGGCGCGGCCACACGGTGACGGTCTATCGCGAGGGCGGCGACGCCATCGGCGGCTGGCGGCTGGCCGACGGCGTGTCGGCCTACGGCACGCAGATTCCGGCGACGACGGGCGGGCTGCCGTCGGTGGAGCCGACGCTGATCACCGGCCTGGGCTTTCACATTCCGCGCGGCGACGGCTGTGTCATCGTCGGCGGCACGCTGGTGCGCGACCCCAACCCGCGCGTCACCGGCACGCGGGTGCGCATTTGTGCGAATGGCATCAAAGGGCTGACGGACTGGGGCGAGGGCGACCGCATCGCCTTCATGCTGGCGACGGAAGACCACCAGACGTTTGAGAACAACCAGCCCTATGACATCGGCGCGGGCGATGCGCAACTGGGTTACCGCGCGCAGGGCCACATCTACGTTGACAGTAGCGCGGGCACGTTCAGTTGGAACGTGGGCGACACGACGATTATCCAGTCGCGGATGGTGGATGACCTGCCCTACACCCAGATTGCGGGCCTCTTGCGTCTGTCCGACGAGTACGTCGGCGCGGGCATCGAGTTGGGCAAGGACTACCGCGACGCCTACGTTTTGCAACTGCTGAACAAGTACAACTCGCCGCTGATTGTGATGCGCGCGGGGTTCGAGGACGACCCCGACCGGGCCTACATGCGCATCGGGCCGCCGCCGCCCGCGCCGGGCATCACGGCGACGAGCGTCAATGGCGTGCCGGTGTTGATTGTGGACGGCGAGATTATCCGCAACAGCAGCCTCACGGCCAACAAGTTGAACGTGCTGGCGATTTCGGACATCAACGGCAACATGGGCATCTTGCAGGCGGGGCGCATCGAGTTGTTGCAGCCTGGCACGGTGTTCCACCACTGGCTGGACTTTGGCAACGCGACGGGCATCGTGGCGGGGTTCGATGACCAGACGCAGACGGGGCGGCTGCTGGGGCTGAATGCGGGCGTTATCCAGACCGAAGTCAACTCCATCGGGCAATTGGTGTGGGGCGCGGGCAACGGCTGGGCCGACGCGGATGGCATCGGCTTCGAGATTGGCTCCAACAGCGAAAATGGCCTGACGTGGTATGACGGCAGCACGCCGTTTCTGCGGGTGTACGGCGAAGAAAACAGCGCCTTTGACACCACCGTGGGCCTATTCCTGGTATCACAGCACGCGACGCGCGGGCCGTCCATTCACCTCTACTCCAATTCGAGTGATAGCGTTCCCAATGAGATTATCGTTTTCGCCAAAGACGGCGGCAGCAAGCACAGCGCGTTCTATGCCACCGAAGACACGACCTATGGCTCTGGCATCGTCGGCTTCAACAGCCTGCCCATCCGCTTTGGCGTGCGCGCGGCGGAGACGGGCGCGCCTGATGACATCATCCTCTCGTATGGCGGCGGCATCGCGGCACAATTGCGCTCGGCACTGACGGATGCCGCGGGAACGCATCTGACCCTGCGACACAATACGTCTGGCACACCCGCCGCCAATTTTGCCTATCGTACGCTCTACCAACTGGAATCGAGCACCACTGAAGACCAGGATGCCGCTGCCTTCGATGTGGCGTGGTCAACCGCGACCCATGCCAGTCGCACAGCCTACATGCGCTGGCTGCTGGTGAACAACGCGGGCGCACTGGCGGAGGTCATGCAGCTGACGCCAGTGGGCTTGCGCCTCAACGTCACCGAGTCCTTCTCTAATCAGGGCATCTTCCATGCCCGTGGGTTGGCAGCCCACAATGGCGTTGTAGCCAGGTTCACAAACTCCAACTTCGTCTCTAGCAGCACCGGTTCGTCGCTGGTCGTCGGGCAAGGGGCGACGACGGGTGACACATACAGTTATCTGCAAGCGACGCGAGCGGGCGCGACGGTGGTGACTGACCTGGCGCTGAACCCCAGTGGCGGCAATATTGGGCTGGGGACAACGGCGGTCAGCGGGATGCAGGTGGCCATCCCCGCGGGCAGCACGGCGGCGCTGAACCTGGCGGGGACGAGCGGGACAATCACCAGTGGCATCCGCTTCGCGACCGACCTCGATGTGTACCGCATTTCGGCGGCGCTACTGGGCATCAATGGCGATGTGCGCCTGGTAAACTCGTCGCCGCACAATTTTACGTGGGTCGGCGGAACGATGAACTTCCGCACGTCCAGCAACAGCACGTTGGCCGCTGTGGTGTTTGGGCCTGACCAGAACAATGCCAATGCCTGCCGGGTGGACATTACCGACGCGTCGGGAACGGCGCAGGTACGCCTGAGTGGCGCGGGCGACAGTTTCATCGGTCTGTCCAGCACCCGCCGAGTGACCTTCCTGACACACAGCACCGCGGTCAACCCGTTTATGTTGCTGGAAGGGACACGCGCGCTGGGAAACGGGACAACCGCCGACGGGTATCAGGCGGCGATCCAGATGACGCCCACCTATACCCATGCCAGCGGCGCGACGTTGACGCGGCACAACTATTTCCAGATTGACAACCCCGTGCTGACCAACGTGACTTTGACTGACGCGGCTCTGTTTCGCTTTCCCGCTGCGGCAGGAACCCATAAAGTCATTGACAGCGGTACGACTAAGAGTAGCCCCGGCACAGTGGATGCGTGGGTAAAGGTGAACATCAACGGGACTATCTACTATATGCCAGCCTACACCAGCAAGACGAGTTAGGAGCGATACATGGCACGCATCACACTGGACGTTCCCGACGCGCTGGCTCCCCGTGTGAGCGCGGCGTTTATGGCGACGTTCAACTATGACGAAGAAATTGATGGCGAACCGACGGCGGCAAACCGGTTACGCTTTGTGGAAAAGCACCTGAAACGCTATTTGCGCGATGTGACCTTGCAACACGAAGTCAACCTGGTTGTCCAGACCACGCGCGACACGGAAGGGCCCCGTCTCCGCGACGAACTGGCAGGGGTAGGCTGATGATGACCATCCACCAACTCGCCCGCTACAAGATGGACACCAGGCAGCCCGCCAACCCCGCGCGGCGCAACGCGGTGGTTTTTGCGCTGCAATGGACGGGCCGGATGCGCCACATGGTCTTGCCCAAATGGGACGCCACGGCGGGCCGCGCCAAAGAGACGCGCGATGAACTGCGCGGCTACATGGCGGCGCTGGCCGCCGCCAAAGACGCGGGCAGTGTGCTGACCGACGCGCAGCGCGCGGAGGTGGAGGCGACGGCGAAACAGGCGGCGCAGGTGGCGCAGGCGATTGCCGATGGCTGGCCGGAGATTTGGGGGAAGTAATGCGTAACCTGCTACTTCTACTCGTTGTCGTGGTGGTAGCGGTGGCCGTTGCGCCGCCGCCGCAGGGCGAGGCCGCGATTGGCCCGCCGCCGCAATGCCCCGCGCAGGGCATCGTGGGGCCATTTGACGCCGACCACCTGTTTCCGCGCATTGCCACCAACATGACCAGCAACGCGCGGGCGGATTATTCGTCGGCCAACATGCGGCGCATGGCACGGTTCATGCTGGTGATCATCGCGCCCGACATGCAGGAGGCGGCGCGCTCCAACTGGGCACCGGATGGCGGCTACGCCAGTTCGTACCTGCGCGCGTTCAACGACGACATCAAGATTATCGCCTATGTGCGCGGCACCCACGTCTGGCAGAACCCCACGTCGTCGGCCACGCTGTCACAGGAGATGCTGCGCCGCGTCATGTCGCCGCCGGTGGGCGACCAACTGATCTGGCAATTATGGCCGTCCAGTGGCCCGCCCAAGTCGTACAACGGCTACGACAAGTTCGTCAACACCAGCCAATATGAGACGCACCTGTGGAATGGGCAGCGGTTCGATGAGTGGTATGGCGATTTTCTGCGTACTGCCATGTGGAACCGCTTCTTCGGCGGTGACCGGCTGTGGGACGGCCTGATGCTGGACACCGTGTCCACCAACTTGTACTACTTCCTATCGGCGGGCGCGCACCGCTTCGCCACCGGCGCAGACGTGGACGGCGACGGCGACCCCGATTATGGCCTGCTGGGGCAAACCGACCTGGACGAAAACGGCATCCCTGATGTGCAGGAGCACGGCGTCCAGTGGATCAACGCGGCCATCCGTGACGGCGTGATTGCCTACCTGGCCGATGTGGCCCCCGCGATTATGAACAACGGCGGCATCATCAGTGGCAACGGCGTCTGGGAGCCGCTGTCGGTGGCGGTGGATAGCGCGGGGCTGTATTCGCCCATCACGGCGAACACCGCGATTGTGCAGTCGCCTTTCGTGGCTGCGATGAATTCGTTTTATGACGAGGGCTGGCTGCTTTATCCCGGCTACGACGACACCGACCCTGGCAACCCGACGCGCAACGTCCCGGCG